ATTAGTATCGAAATCAGCACCTTCATCAATTCTCATAACTGCATTAAGTACATATTTACCAGCTATGTTTGGAGCAAAAGAGTGAGCTGGAACAGAAATACCATTTAAAGTTGTTGTACTTGTTGTATGGTTAAAGCAACCACCATTATCAAAATCTTCTGTATCAATACCAATTATAGTTGGTGTTGTATTTGGAATACTTTGAGAACTTCCTCTGTATGCTCTAAATGAGGGGGTATTATCTACAGCTACTGCACTAGGCAAAGCTGTTATAGATGTAATTGAATTATTATTTAAACGAGTTATTGCCATGCTATGCTCCTATGATTTTGTATGCTCCGAATGAATTACATTTGTCATCAGATTTTAAGTTTATGGCACTACCTTGCACACCAGCTTGTGCAAAACCTTCAAGATAATCTGTTGTACCATTCATATCAACAATGGTAGTAATTGTAATTGAACCTTGAAATCCATAATTGTTTCTATCATCTTGTATAAGTTTCTTATAAATGCTTCCATTTTTTTTAATATTTGCTGTAAAATATTCTAAACTACTTTGATTATTAGATACTCTAAATGTAGCATATACAAAATATTTACCAGCTACTGTTGGAGTAAATCTATAATTAGTTGTGTGGTCATAACATCCATCAGTGTCAAAAACTTCTGTATTAAACTGAACTTTAGATTCAACATCATCAGTTAAACTTTGGTCGCTTGTTGCTAAATGTGCTTCAAAAGCTGGTGTTAATAAATTGTTACCAGTAATGTTACCACTACCATCAGATGAGAATAGAGCATTTCCGTTTGCGTCTTGAAATGTATTTACTTTTATTATGCTACTCATTTTATGCTCCTATAATCCTGTATCCACCAAATATTGTATATTCTGCACCTGTTGAACCATAAAATTGAACAGCGGAACCATCTGTAGAATCTACTTGACCATATAACTCTACATAGTCTGTGCTTCCATTGAAATCTATAACACTAGCAACAGTAGGTGTAACATATCTTAAATAATTAGTAGAAAACGCCCACTCATTTCTTGTGTATTGTGAACCATTTTTATAAATAACAGCAAATACTTGGTTAAGAATGTCATTACTAAAACCTGAATTAGCACCAAGAACTGCTCCATAGATATAGTATTTACCAGCAACAGTTGGTGTAAATCTATAATTTGTTGAATTGTCGTAGCAACTATTACTATCAAAAACTTCTACATCACATTGTACTTTAGTTATTGTATTATCTGTAACTCCTGTTTGAGCAGATGTTCTTTTTGCATGAAAAGCTGGTGTCATTGTCATCAATCCACCAGAAGATATTGTTCCAGCACCATCACTGACTAAGAGATTATTGCCACCCTTATCCTGTATTGTATTAACTTTTAATATGCTCATTCTATTATTTTAAATCCTCCTAAATGGCAATATCTATTTGTACCACCACTATTTGTAAAAAACGAATTTTGACCACTAAAAGAATAAGGATTGCCATATAGTTCTATATAATCTCCTTCTGCTAAGGTAGTAATAATATGTATGTTTGTTTGCATAAACGCTGTATTACTATTACTATCTTCATTAGCCTGTGAAATTAAAGCACTCCCATTTTTATATATTGCTGATTGACTTTGATATAAAGCACTAGACGCATTTTTACAAACTAAAGAAGAATATAAAAAGTATCTACCACCTTGTCCAACAGGAACTGTAAATCTATAATTTGTAGAAGAATCAAATGCGTTATTAGAATCTAAATCTTCACTATCTAAAGCTACTTTAGTCCATGTTCCAGCACTTACATTTGTTGCTGTTGACATTTTAACTTCAAAATAAGGAGTCATTACTCCACCAAATCCACTCTGTGTTGCACCACTGCCTAGTGATACTGTATCTCCACTACCACCAATCGTAATAGTTGTTCCTGATTGAGGGTTAATTGTATTTACTTCTAATGTACTCATGCGATTACAAATGTACTCCCTGATGCAATAGTCAATGTGCCTGATACTGTAATCGGTCCAGCGACTATAGCGTTTTTATTTGATGTTACTGTAATGTCTGTAAAGGTCTGATTGTTAATTGTATAAAACGAAGAAGCTAGTTTAGCAGTCGTAATAGTTGCATCACTGGGAACTCCTACATTTAAAGTATCTCCTAAGACCACACCACTAAAGCTATCAGATGCTAGAGGTGCGGAAGTAAATGTAATGGTACTGCCACTAATAGTGTATGCATCATTCGGATATTGAACGACACCTGAGATAGAAATAATACAAGATTGTTCTGTCTGTGGTGTTACATTGACTGCACCCGATTGTAAGGTGAAGGCAGTAGTTGATCCATTGAAGCTCCCTGATATATCATCAAGAAGAATGTGGTTACCGACTATAGGTTGTTTTCCAATATAAGCCATATTAAATCTCTGGTCTTTCAGGGAATACCACAGCTTCAACATCTTCTACTGTAGTTAATCCGTTAGTAATATCTCTTAATGCTTGTCTATAAGTAGTCATCTCTGCACTCATGGTTTGGTCAGATAATGCTAGGTAATCTGTTTGTGCTAGTAGAGCATTTCTTTTTGCTCTTAAATTTCTAAAAGAATAGTCTAATTTTAATTGTTCCAATCCATCAATACACTCTTGTTCAGTAGGTTTCGTATATTGATTATCAAGAATAACTAAGTTTTCGTATGTATGTTCTTTATTATCAAAACCAAACCATTGTCCTGTGTGTAGAGATGCTAGATAATCTTGTAATTCATTTGGCATACCATTACTCTCCATTATGTATCTCCTAATCTTGTAAAAATAAAATGAGTTGAGGTATCAGCACCAGTACTACTGCCACCTAATCCTACTCCAGAACTTTGAGAAGCTACTCTAAATCTTGCTTTGTGTGTTGATGTATCTTGACAATCAAAAATAAAAATAGCACTTAAAAATGTGTGTGCATTTCCGTCATTAGGACAGCTACTATATTGAACACTTCCGTCATACCAATTACTTCCGTTATCAGGTGTTAATTGTGGGATAATTGAAATATAAGGAGTAAAACCAGAAGTATGATAAATATAACCTCTAGCATCTATTCTATAAATTCCTGTACTTGGGAAAGTAAATACACCACTTGACTGCGACATACCCGTTCCAATAGTTCCATTTTTTCTTGTTGAACTACTGTATCTAGCAATATTAGCAGTTAAAATATTACTTCCCGCACTTAATGACAGACTTGAAGTTAACATAAATTGGTCAACCATAGTAACACCTTGAGGTGTACCACTCACAGTACCAGTAAAGGCATAAGTGTCTGCAAGGTCTAGCTTTGTATTATCTACTGCGTCATCAGCTAACTTAGCTGTACTTACAGCTGTATCTGCTAACTTAGCTGTACTAATAGATCCGTCAGCAATATCAGCTGATGTTAATATTGATCCAGTTGGTGTTCTTCCAATATATCCCATTATGTACTAATTGCGTCTACAGTTGATACCCATACATCTACAGATGATGCTGTGTCAGATACTACTTTCAAGGCATCACCAGATTGTACTACATACTTCGCACCACCATCTAATACCTGTAATTGTGATCCAGCTGGAATAGGTGCATCTTTCACTAAGTAGATGTCATTTGCTCCATCATTGATATATACAGATACATTAACAGCAGAAGCAGTAACATTAGCTAGTGATATACCAACAACAGTATCATAAGAATCAGCAGTAAATATTGTGGCTGCTGATGCTCCTACATCATTAGAGGTGTATCTTCTAAAGTTCTGTGCCATACTTTCTCCTTATCATAATGCGATAGCCATAGCAATCGCAAATCCATTTGTCGCAAAACCACTAGTATCAGTGGCTTCAATGTTATTCCAAGCACTTCCGTCATAGTATTTCAGGACTGAACTTGTTGTATTAAAATATAAATCTCCAGCATTCAAGGCATCTCCGTCATTATCTAGTGTTGGATCAGATGCTTTTGCTCCTAAGTAAGTATCATCAAAATTATCAGCAGCTAATTCAGCAGCAGCCTGTGCAGCCTCAGCAGCTGTCTGAGCTGTTTCAGCAGCAGTCTGAGCATTACTCGCATTAGTCGCAGATGTTGCAGCACTAGTTGCAGATGTAGATGCATTACTTGCTTGTGTGGTTGCTGTAGTAGCAGATGTTGCTGCATTGGTTTCTGAAGTAGCGGCAGCACTAGCAGAACTAGCGGCAGCAGTTGCAGATGTTGCAGCATTAGTAGCTGATGTAGCAGCAGCCGAAGCACTTGTTGATGCATTACTCTCCGAAGTTGCAGCAGCAGTAGCTGAGTTTGAAGCAGCAGTAGCACTAGTAGCAGCATTACTTGCCTGAGTAGAAGCTGTGGTAGCACTGGTTGCAGCGTTAGTTTCTGATGTGGCAGCAGCAGATTCACTAGCAGCGGCAGCAGTTTCACTGGCAGCAGCAGCAGTCGCAGAAGCGGCAGCGGCTGTCGCACTAGCTAATGCAGCACTAGCCGAGCTGGTTGCTGAAGCAGCATCTACTATTAAATCATAATAAGAACTATTGGCATTACTAGACAATGGCTGAGAACCACTAGAAGTGTGAGCTGTATTAACAATATAAATGTTTCCATTACTAGTATCTTTAACTAAATCTCTTTGAACATAAGCTGTACTTGCAGCCCAATCTCCTCTGAAGTTACCTACTTCTTGAGAAAATATAAGACCATTTCCTGTACTATTAACAGTTAATATTTTATTTGCAACTAGTTCAGGGAATGTTAATCCATAAGCAGTAGATGTTGTTGCTTTAGCTTTTAGGGTAAAATTGAAATCTCTTTCATTTTGTTGCATCATAGCAACAATTTTGTCTAATTCTGTGTTAAGTGTTTCAATAGGGAACGTACCTGAGTTAGGGAAATCTGTACTTCTAGCTATAGGAAGATCTCTATAGATAGTATATTTATCATTAAGGGTTGCACCAGCACCTAAAGTAATAGAACCACCACCAGTTTCTCCAGCACCAGATACTGAATATTCTGTAACTAAAGAGGGATTGGAAGATTTAGTTAGGGTAGTATCTACACCACCAGCGTTAGTATTAATTACTACTATATCATCATCATCAAAGAACTCGAAAGGAACAGAAAAAGTTGTTTGACCAGATGTAGCTGTATATTGTACTCTAGGGCTGGTGTCTGATATTGTTATACTCATTATCTTAGTACGTCTTTCTCCATTTTATCAAAGATAGAATCCAAAAACCATACATTCTGGAATGGTAATAGTCTACGCACATTACGAGCAGTGTGATGATTGTATTTACCTGTACCCCAAGTCCAAGCAATATCAGCAATATTAGCTATTTGACTAGCTGTTGGACCTAGTATATCAGGCACAGGATTATTAAAGAAATCTCTATAAGTGCCATATGGTTTTTTTGCTCCTAGTAATGGTCTTAATCCTATCTGATTATTACCTAATCTTTCAATAGCATTATTAACATCTGAGTATATTCCACCTATACCTGATCTGTCAAATGCGTCTACAATTTTTTGACCGAATGGTTTTTTACTATAATCTCTATCAAAGGCTCTTTGTCTAAAGGCATCTACAGCTGCTCCAGCAGCTAATAATAACAATACACCTTGTAATTGATTCATATCTTTTTCTTGTAATCCACGCATTAACATTCTTTGTGTTGATGCCATACCAAACTTTTTAAACTGAGCTATCATTCCACCTACTTCAGTATTAGCCCATAAAGGCACATCACCTTTACTTGGTGTAACAATGTCAATATTTACTTGTTTACCTATTGCATTGTTATAGGCTTCTTTTGCAACCTCATCAGTCCATTCATCAGAATTAGCTACTCTTAAATATTTATAATCATCTCCTAATTCAGTCCATTTAGTTTTACCACCTTTTCCCACACCATGTTGTTGATATTGTTTTAGTATTCTTTTAGCCATAGCATCATCAATACCTAGACTTAATAATCTAGCTTTATCTACTTTGCTAATACTTCCAGCTGCTAATTTTTCTACAGACTCAAATATT